TTAACTGTCCAGTCGTCGGGTCAACCAAATAAACGGGAGTTTGAGTTGTAATTGGTTTAAATCTTTTACCCACCACTCCAAAAGGAGTCCCTTCAAAAGTTCCTGCACCAGTTTCTTCAGTTTCTGTAATTTTTCCTTCTGCCAAACCCTTAGGGATTAAACTTGCCCTTTCTTCTTTCGCCTTTTCTTTCTCTAACTCTTGTTTATAGAGATAATCTTTGTTCAAAAGTAACAATGACTTCTGTAATTCCCCTTCCTCTTTTTTCCTCTCTTGGTCTTCTTTGTATCTGCGTGCTTGGGCTTCCCGAAAGCGACCAAGAATTATGTTGAAAGGATTTTTTTCGTTCTGTGCTTCGGCGGTTGCTACGCCTTCCATAAAAGGATTATTGGGCATTTTTTATTACCTCCAAAAATTCTTTTTCTGTCTTAGTATGTTTCTTACAATTACAATTATGACACGCTATTGCTAAATTATTGTATTCATTAGTGCCACCACGAGATAAAGGGATTTTATGTTCAAGATTATCTTTACCAAGTGATATTCAGTTCTTTGATAAATCCCTCTCGGCATTAATTTCACCTCTTATAAATTTGCATATAAATCTGAAAGTTCAGAACCAGTCAATTCGCTGAGTCTTTTTCTTGGACTTGATTTTGAGGTTGCTTCCAATAATTCGTCATAGGTTGAGGGTGTAGTGGTTTTGGTTGCAGAGGGTTGACTTAATTTATACCCTAAATAATCTGCCGCACTCTCCCCTATTGACGTCAGACCTGCCTCTGCTGGGCTTTGTATTGCACCTTTATATCCCTCTAACCCCATTAAATCAGAATAAGTCTGTCCTATGGTCTGTTGTGCTTGTTGTGAAGCACCAGTTGCGACTTGAGCCACCCTGCCTTTAGATGAAGTACTTGCCTGTTCCAACATTGTAAGGAAACGTTGTAATTCTGACCTTGCCCCTGTCTGTTCGCTTAAAGCCCTTTCTCCGACAGTTGCCGCCTCGCCTCTTGCCCCAGTTGATAAACTTTGAAAAAGATTTGCTAAGACAGAAGCATTGGCTAAATCTTGTTGTTTTGCTGCGGCTTTTTCAGTAGCAGATTTTATTGCCAAATCCACCCCAGCCCTACCTAAGTTCTCAAACCTTATCCCGCCTTCAGGCAGACCGCCGAATACTCCCCTTCGGTTAGCCTCGGCGTTCACCATAGTCCTCGCCAATTCTAACTGTTGATTTAAGGTATCAATATAACCTGCCCCAGGTGCTTGGACATCTTTTAATATCTGGTCTGCCAAAGCAGAAGGGATTGCTCCTTCTTCTTTAAATAATTCCTCGCCAGTCTTGCCTTGTCTGGCGGCGATGGTTTCTAATAAGGCACGGGTATCTGGGCCGACCTCTTTTAAAAGTTCCTCGCCACTCATCCCCGCCCTGCGTTCAAGGTCGGTCTGTTGCCTTGCCTCTAAACCTTCTGAAATCTTTATCGGTTGTTCGCCTTCCGCAAGACCGTATAATCTTTGCTCTCTGGCTAACTCCCCAGGGGTGAGCCCGTATTTTTCCTCTAAGCGTTTTTGTTCGGCAAGGGCTTGGTTTTGTTGTTCTCTGGCTAATTCTTCCGCACTTTCGGCGGCTTTACTTTGGGCGGATGAGGATATTGCGGCTGCACCAGTTGCTGCCGCCCCTACTATACCTGCCGCTGTTAAAATTGCCATAGTAGTTCCTAATGCCATTTTACACCTCTTTTATAAAATGATTTTCCATAAGTTTATAACTTAATTTTTCATAAAATCTTTTTAATTCATCAGATAATAGATTGCCCATATATATCATAGAAATAAATTTTGCTCCCCGCTTTACACATTCCTCTTCAAATGCTTTTAATAGCCTAATTCCCATTGTGCCTTTTCTTTCTTCTTTAGTTATATACCATATCACCTCTTGGGCGATTTTTTGGTCTTTATCAAATATAGAAGGCATAACTACTCCACCTATAACTCCGATAATTTTTCCATCTTTTTCTGCCACTAAACCAATATGATTAGTGATAAAATTAAAAATGGTATCTATTAAGGTTTCTACTTTAAAAGACAATCCATATTCTTTTAAACTTTCCTCATAAAACTCTTCAATTAAAGCCAAAGTTGCTTCGGTATCATCAAGAACCGCCTGTCTAATTATTGTTGATGAAATTCCTATCATTTTAATCCAGGATAATTTTCGTAAATGTATTTAGAGAGTTCTATCATTTTACTGTCCGTATTCTTTACTTCTTTCGGTGAGTATCATTTTACCATTCCACTAAAATTCCAATACTACTAAATTGTTTGTATTCTGAAGTCATTTTATTGCTTCTATTTCATCTTTCGTTAATCCCAAAACTTTTAGTTTGTCTTCAGCAGATTTTTTATTCTGCTCTTTCTTAATCTTGTCTTGCTCCGCCTTCTGCATCGCCTGTTGTCTTTTGACTTCTTTTTCGTTTTTCTCTGTTTGGGTTAAAGCAATAAGTTTTCTAACTTTAATATATGGAGGAATATTTTCTATCAATTCCTTAACTTGTTTGCCATCTTTGGTTAAATATTTTCCAGAGTGCAGAGGTTTATAAACTTCTTCCTTGTCCATATTCGGTTTGTAGTATTCATTAACTAAAGTAAGCAAACTTTTTTCCTCTGTAACCTGTGCCTTTAATTCTGCAATAGTATCTTGGTCAACAAGGATTATCTCGTGTTTAGTTTCATCATAACTACCAAATGGATGAGGCATTTTATCAAAATCTCCGCCATTTCCATAAGCAGGATGGTCTGGGGCAGAATAGGCACTCATAATCTCCTTCGTTATCTTATCCACCAACAAGAATAACCAATGGTCTGTGCCTGAAGCGGTTATATAGCGTTGTTTGGCATAAAAAGTTATATCGTTTTGAGTATACATACTCAAATTCGTTACATAAGAAGTCCAACCTGCAAAGTTATATGAGTCTCCACCAGTTTCCAATCCTACAGGCCAAGCTTTATATGTGGAAGCTGTAGTGCCACTCATTTTAAATTGCGGATAGAATCCATATTCTCCACCAGGCAAAGTATTATTACTATAAGCAGTTGCACTAACGCTTACCTCTCCCGTCGCTGTTTTGAGAGCTGTGGTATCTACGGAAGCGTCAGGCAAATAGGCAGAGGCATCTAATACTACTACTCCATTTGCCGCATTGGCATTGGCGGTTGAACCTGTGCCGCCATTGGCAGTAGGGAGAGTTCCTGTAATTTCCGAAGTCAAGTCTATCTTTCCATCTAAATAGTTTAATTCATCATAAGTAAGCGTTCCCGCAATCCCATCCAATACATTCAATTCTGCGTAAGTAAGCGTTCCCGCAATCCCATCCAATACATTCAATTCTGCGGCTGAAGAAGTAACTGTTGTCCCACCTAATAAAATGACTTCTCCTGAATCATTAGGGATAGTAATTGTCCTGTCCGCTGTCGGGTCGGTAATGCTCAAAGTAGTTTCATAGGTGTCATTTGTTGTGCCTTCAAATGTTATTCCCGTCCCTTGTAAGACTGTGCTTGGGGCTGAACCATCGGTTGATAATATCCAGTAGTTATTTGTATCGTCGTATTTTATGTAGGGTTTGTTGGTGTCGGCATTGTAGGCGGTTATGCTTTTATCTCCTGCCAGAGCATCACCGACATTGAGAGTATTTGTAACTTGGGAAATGTCCGTATGGGTATGGGCGTTATAAATGGTAGTAATGACATTGTTGCGGGAATTTTCATCAGAGGCAGTGATGGTTGTCGCATCCACCGCCACAGGGACTACGGAAAGAGTATTACTCGGTGCAGCGAAAACGATTTGTGGTAGAAGCAAGATTAAAATTAGTAATAAGTATTTTTTCATTTTTTTAAGGACAAGTTGCATCAGCACAAGACCAAGCAGTGCCTGCTGCATCAACTCCACAAGAAGAACATCCGCCATCGGGTTGTCCTATGTATAACTTGGCGGCACTTCCGTGAATATACACAGCGTTGGAATGAATAGTTATTCCAGTGATAGTATCAGCAGAAATTATCCATTTGTTGTTAGTATCATCAAATTGGATATATGGTTTAGTAGTATCGGTATTATTGGCTTTGATGGTTTTATTCCCTGCAACACCATCACCTATGCTTAAAGTGTTTCCCGTCTGGGATATGTCTGTATGGCTGTGGGCGTTGAATTTAGATGATACTTCGGAATTTCTTGAGTTCTCATCGTCAGCCTTAATAGTAGTATTATCAACCGCAGAGGGCGAAATGCTCATAGTCGTATCAGGCACAGCATAAACCATAGTCGTCAATGCAAAATAAGCCAATATGAATAAAAAAGTTTTTTTAAGGAACATCGGTCAACTCCACGCATCGCCAGGTTGTAAGGCTGTCAACATTTTCACAGTGGTAGTATTTTCCCCCAGTTTGTAAATGAAGCATATCGCCCTTCTTGCCTGAACGGTTGCCGTCTGGCTTTGTCGTTACGACTTCGAGCCTGTTAAAATTCTGGAATATCTCATAAAGATAGTGTTGCTCGGCGGCAGACTCACCTGGTAAAGGCGGGGGGGCAGAGATTTTTGCAAAGGCGACAGATACAAATGTTAATAAAATAATAATGAATAGGAAATATTTCATATTCTATCGCTTCCATCTATCCACATCTGAAAACCTTTTACTTCAAATGGTTGGTCTGAAGTGGAATTAGAAAACTTTATCTGAAAGAATTTACCCTCCAGATTGATTTCAAGCCTGCCAGTGATTAAGTTCTGTCCGCCATAAAGGTCAGTTCCATAAATCGCTGTTCCCCACAAGGAAGCCCCTGTCCCGAGAAGATTGACCGATTGAGTGCTCCCAGTAGTGCCGAAATCCTTGCGTGCTTCAACGGATAGATTGTAATTACCCTCCTGTGCGGCATAGACATTCAACAACTTCCAGTCTTTGTCTGGATTGAGTTGTGGAAAACGGAAGTGTTTTGTGGTGTAAAATGCGTCTATCGCCGTATCAGCATCGTTAGTGCCAGAGGGATATTTATACACAAATCCGCCATAGTCCCCGAAGATAAGCATATCCTCACCAACGCCATCATCGGCAACCGCCATAGCGTTTGCGTTCATCCCTGTGAATTTAACCCACGCCTGATTGAAACTATCAAAGACTAAAATCCTGTTATGCGTGGACATCCCAGTATTTGAAAAAGACAAATAATAATCATCATTGAACTGTTCGCTTACTGCATACTGCCATCTTGAGAAATTCGCATTGTTTATCGTTCCCTGAACCTTTGTTGAGATATTTAATAATTTAATCGCCCCGTCATAGAGATAGGTGTCGCCTTGCGTAGAGGTGAAAAAGAAATCGTTTCCAATTCTGGAAACCGCCTTTGGTGAACTGCATCCCACCCCAGTAATCATTCTTTGTAACTGGAAAGTATCCTTATCATCCCCGCTTAACCGCCAGATAGAATAATCTTTCCAGATATATAAAGCATCATAACCTGGCATAATCACCCTAATCTCAGAACCGTCATTGGTTGCAATAGAAACATTCCCGCTTATTCCAGTAGTCCAGTTCTCGATATTCCCTACATCGGTAAAATAAAGGGTTGAGGGATAAGTGTTGTTGCCTGCCGCAAATGCCATATTCTTGTGATAGGCAATCATCGTGGCGTTTGGCGGAGAACCGCCTAAATCTTCAACATTGCCAGAACCATCCCATTTGAAAGGTGCGGTGGTGTTCAGTCCATCCTCAATCATCAAAACATCTTCACCAACCGCAAAAGAGGCGAGATTATTTTGACTTACAAGAAAAGACACCAAGCCCGTAATATCATCCCAAGTGCCGTCAGGCCCGCCCCCGATTTGGTAGTCCATCTTGTATATCTTGTCGTTGTCGAATATCCCGACGATATATTTAGTGCCCGATGTAGGGGCATAGTATTTTAACCCAGTGCAGATAACCGAAGCACCCAGAGTAAGAGAGTTTAATTTTGCATACCCATCCCTTGTCTTGAATGTTCCATAGGTAGATAAGACTATATTTTGCAAATCACTGGCTTCGTTGTCGGCTATCGCCATAGGTGCAAATCCATCGTTAAGTCCGCCTGTATTGGCGAAGAAATCAAACGGTGTCCATTTTACTGCCGCAAAGGCTGGATTTGTTATTGCTAAAATCAATAATAAAGTTAGTATTTTCTTCATCTGTTTAGTGATATTGGCACATTATAACCTGCTGGATAATTGTATTTTCTTCGGTTGTAAGCGATGTCATCCTGAGACCTTCTGGGAAAAGTCAGGTTGCGGGAGATATTCCCTATCCTACGCCACATATTCCATACCTGTGCCTCAAACAATGCCTCTTGTTTTGTCGCCTCTTCCTTGTCTTTGGTCATCCACGCCCAGATTAGCCCAGCGGTAACCAAGATGTAATGGTATTTCTCTGGTAAATCTGGTATATCCTCATCGTTTATTAAGGGATAGGGTATTCTCTGATATCTGAAATAGATATTTTCCACTGCATCGGGTATCTGATAGAATTGGATAATATAGTTGTCAAGATGTATTATATAAGTAGTTCCAGCAGAAACCGTCGCTGATAATTTCTCATAAATGGTAATCTGGGTATCACTATCAACAGATTTCACTGTATAAACAACAGTCCCTATGGTTATCCGGCTTCCCTTACCTAATCCTTCAACCGAAGTCCAAACAGTTGAAGAACCCGTCAAGGTGGAGGTATTGATTGTCCCCGATAGAGTCCCAGTCGTATAAGTATCTAACTCCGTCCCTTTTAATATCTCAAAGTTAGGGCTTCCTTTACTTTGCGGGGTAGGTTCGTATATATCAAATGCCGATGCCTCAAGTCCCACCATTGCCACACTGTTTTCTATCTGACGCATTATTTTATAAACATCCAAATCAGCGGGCAGACGATATTCGTCTTTATAGATGGAATAAGTTGCATCAGTGTCTGTAGTGCCTTGATAGGGAACTTCTAATACCAAATTAGTCCCATTAGTTACGCTTTTTATACGATAATAGGCATTGTCAGAACCGAACCTGATTTTTCTTTTCGCCATCGCCGATGTCCAGACTGTGTTTGTTCCCGCTACCGCAGTTGAACCATTGGTCATTGCCACTGTTCCCGTTTCGTATGGTGCGACAGTGGTTACAAAACCCTCTGTCATCAGATAGGGTAAATCAGCCATAGTCGCCCTGTCCAGACCCATCTGTATTGCGTCTTTTATCAGAGTGTCTTGACTGGTAACATTTGAAAGGGATTCAACCCTTGCCAAGATAGTTGAAAACTGCAAACGAGGCATAAAAACCTCCTATTTCTTTTTAGATTTCTTTTCTTCTTTTTTTTCTTCTACTTTCTCTTTTGCGACTCCACCAATTTCGTCCAGTTTTTTCGTGTATTGCTCTATCAAAAGATTGGCATTATGTTCTTTTTCTGTTGCTAAGGAAAGTGCCGTTTGTGCCTGTTTTTCCGAATCCGCAACCGCACTCTGTTTTTCATTGAGTTTTTTTATCTGTTCGTTGATGGCTTCGGAATCTTTTTCTCTCTGTTCGGCTATTTTAAATTTTTCCTTTGTATCTTTTAATACTTTGTTTGCCTCGTTGATTTTTTCTTGGCATTCAGCGTCATTCTGTTGTTTTTGCTGGGCAATCTCTTTATTGGTCTTATCCTTGAGGCTGTTCACTTCTTTGGTCAGACTCTCCAAATCTGTTTGTAAGACTAATTTCCTTTTCTCCATTAAGTTTATCTCTACCTCAAGTGTAGATAGTTTCTGTAAATCAACCTCTATTTTAGACATTTGCGGCCTCCTTGTTTTGTTTTAGTCCTAAAAAGTTTTCTTTTTCAATTTGGAACTTCTTTCTTTCTTCTTCCAAAAGTCCGATACAGTCATTCCAGTATTTTTCTTCTTCCTTGACTTTCTTCTCCCGTCCTAAAAGCATATCATTGGCTATCTTTAGTTTTTCCTCAAGTGCGTTTGCCTCGGCAATGGTAACCTTGGCCTCCGCAAGTTGGTCTTCTATGCCAACCTTGTATATCTCAAAGTTAGCCCTTTGCTGGTTCATCTCGGAGATTTTTACCTCCAACTCCATTGTTTTTAATTCTCTTTTCTCAACCTCAATGACACGGTTATCCAAATCTCTCTGCATCTTCTCAGCAGAGTCAATCCTTCCCTCCGCTTCAATCCTTTTCAATTCAATGCGTCTTTCGTCGCTGGCGAATTTATTTAAGGTTTCAATTTCCTTTAATTTTGTCTCCCCTTCGTCTTTAATCTGTGAGGAGTGTTCTTGTGCCTGAAGATTGCCGAGAATAATCTGTAATCTGTCTATCTCTTTTTGAACATTCGTCTTTATGTTCCTCAATACCTCGATTTCCTGCAATTCTTTGTTTATTGTTTCCATCTTATTCTCCTTTATAATTGTGCCTCTAAAGCCGATATATAGATAATCCCCATCAATGAAAGCGGGACAATACTAATAAGAAAACTGCCCATTCCCAGAACCAGATAAACGACAAATGCCATCGTGTATCCAGCCAAAAGCATACTGTCTTTGGTCATAATTATCCGTTTGAATAGGTTGCATAAATAACCACAGATTAATACAAAAAGAATAATCCCCCCGTTGTGCAATATCTCCAGAAAATCATTCTCAACAGCAAAAGCCAAAGATTGGGTATGGTCTCTAATCTGACGAAGCAGGACACTGCCTATCCCCCAGCCCGTAAGTGGTCTTGCCTTCCAGTCTAAAATGACGAGCTTCCACAATTCGAGACGCCCAGAGAAGGAAAAATACTGCGGATGGTATTGATAGACTAAAACGCCCATCGTTAGTAATGTGATTAAAATAAAAACGATTGCTTTAAATTTCTTCATAAACAAAAGATAAGTTAAAAATCCGATTATAAATGCAACCAATGAAATGGTGCTGTTTATCAGGGTTAATGTTATAAAAGCCGATACATAAAAAAGTTTATATCTTAAATCCTTGAATATAAGGCATAGCGGAGATAACATAGCGATGAAATTTCCAGTGTGCATACTATTGCCCAAAAAAGTAATCATATGCGAGGACTTAGTATTGATTATCCATTTTAAATCTTTGGTGAAAATCTGGTCTAATCCGAAAAACTGCAATAGGGCATAGGTGGAAAATCCGAAACAAACCCAGCATAAAGCCTTCGCCATCGTTACCCATCTTGTGAGATTATCCGTATATTCCACCAAATCTTTAATTAAGAAAATCGCCAAGATTGCATTTAACGACGGAAGAAAATTCCAGATATTCCATAATACCTTTTGCCCTTCCTTTGCCATTATGATAGGTTTATAAAAATACCAGCCAAAAGATAAGATGACATAAATCAGAATGAGGCCAAGCCACCTATTCTTAAAAGTCGCAGTTTTTTCTTTCTGAGATATAAAATTATAACCGAGCAGAATAAATCCACCCATTAAAAATACTATGTTTTTAGGAAGCCAGAAGTTGTCAATTATGTTTGGGATTATCGTCAGTGACGATAAAATCAACAATGAAATTAAAATATTAAACATAATTTAGTAAAGAGGGCGAACTCATCGCCCGCCCCCTTTGTTTTTACTAATCTGAATTAGATGGATTTACCCAAATAAACAGATAACTTGCATTTGTTCCGTCACCTGCTTCAAGGGCAACACCTAAATTAGTTCCTGCTCCAACTAATCCTGCCGTACCAGTTCCTGCCGTTCCGACTTGACCTCCAGCCGCAATTGCTTCGGAAGAATCCTGAACAAGGGTATCAATCGGGCCTTTGGTAACTACTATTACAGGAGTCTGATTATTAGCAGCTACTTTTACAACCCCAACTGCTAAATCACTATCAGCAGTTGCTACAAGAGCTTCTACACAAGCTCCTAAAGTAGTCTCAGCTGTAGGGGCTATTTTAACAGGGTCAGTAGATGATGCTGTTGAATCTAAATCCAACACAACTGCCATTCCGTGAACTATCCTTATACCTGAGTTGTTGAAAAACACTGCGGTTTCCTGAAGTTGTCCGTAATCTTCGCCGTCTCCGCCTGTGCTTCCCCAACCAAATGCCACTCCGTTAGATGCCAATACTATCGCAAATAACAGAGTGACTAATGAAAATAATCTTTTAGCCATTTTATCCTCCATTATTTTTAATAAGTATCGCCATTTAACAATACGCCATTACGACCCAAATTGGTCATAGCGGCGTTTCCAGCCCACAATACAAAGGTTACTAAATCATCTTTAGTCTGGGACTTGATAAAATCACCTATCTCGGCATCTCTGCCCTCTCTTACAAACAGGCGATAATATTTAGCCACATTTAAGTAGTAACCATAGTTTGCGGGACATCCATCATCGGCAAATATCAAAGCACCTTTATAACGAATGTTGCCAACAATCTACCCGATATTTCTATCGGAATTGGACTATATCATCCCTTTCGGGGACTGCACATTAGTCTCTACGCACGCACCAATTTCTTGGGCTTGGTTCGGTATTGCCATACTTGATAAAACAAGGTTAGGTTTCACCGAGTTCGCAGTCTTTGCTTTTGCACTATGTTTTAATTTATGACAAGACAAAAACATATTGCAAAAGGGGCTTGGTTTAGCAAACCCCGCATCAATCATCTTTTCGTCGCCAGGCCCTATGCCCATTATGGGGAGATTGACTGTAAAAGTAGATGTCAATTCTCTCTCAAAGTTATCCATCTGAGCACCCGTAAGAACTATCGTATCGGGTGTCTCGTCAAATCTCGAACACTGACGATACAAAGTCCTCATCATATTCAGACCATTGGTGTTAAACGCAGAAGCGACATTTTGTGATTGATGCTTCCACACTGACAAAGTTGCCCTTGATAATCCTCCGACTGTTCCCGTAGTTGTAGATGAAGTAAGCATATTTTGTAATCCCGTGATTGCCCGCAGGTTAGTTTCTGCGGCATCCGAGAAAATCCCGACAGTTGAACCACCGATAGAATCTCGCATTGCGATTTCCGCTGACTGCAAGAACATCTCAATCAGGTCAATCTCATTCCCCTCTGGTGTCTTAATCATATCAAGACCAGACACCTGAACGGGAACTGCGATTTGTTTCCATTCATAGATGCAACTCGTTGTTGGGTCTCCTCTCACAGGAGTTAATGTATCAAGGTCAGTATAACCCTGTGCCGTCGGAAGTTCCTTCAAGATGTTGAAACGAAGATGCGGTTTTCCGCCAGTCCGGATTATCGCTCCCATATCTTTTGCACGATATAGAAGTGCTGTCCTGCTTGACACATTGTCAAACAAAATAGGCTCGGCTTCATCAGCGACTATCGAGAAAATACGTTGGTATTCTCTTGTGACACTGAGATTCCCTGCCATTTTTTCTCTCCTTTAGTTGTCTATAAAATCAGAAAGAAATCGGAGATTATTTCCTTCCCAAACGTTCCAAAACCCTGTCCTTAAAACTTTCAAAGGTTACTCTTCCCGCCTTGTCCTTTTTTAACTCGGTCTTGGCGGTAAAAGAAGGTTCTGCACCGCTGGGAGAAGCACCCTTTTTCTTTCTTTCCAATTCCTCTTTTTCTTTTTTCTTTGCTTGGTTTAGGAGAGCAGTTTCGACCTCAGAGTCATCAGCGAAGTGATAGAGAAGTTTGGTAACTGATTGATGGGGATATTTTATAGCTGTCGCCATAATATCCTTTTTATATTTATCAACCAATTCTTTTCCAAACCTTTCCTCTAATTTCACCAGTTGGCTTTCTACCCTATCGGTTTGCCCTATTAAAGCGGCATTCTCTATGATAGAAAGTTTTTGTTCCAATTTGGATACAGTCTCTTTTAGGGATTCCATATCCTTCGTCGGAGTTTCTTCTTTGATGATTTCTCTGATGTCCCGCAACTGTTCTCTTTGTGCTGGGTCAGAAGTATCCTCAAGGAGTTTATCGAGTTTTTTAAGATTTCTGTCTTTGATTTCATCAGACTTAGAAATCTTGCCCGACTTGTAGTCAGAGTAAACCTTATTAAGGGTTTCTTTAAGTTTTGGGTCGGTTTCCATCTCGTCAACGATGGCTTTTAAACCCGCAACTTTTGTTTCTTCCACCTTAATGGTTTCTTCTCGCTTCTTTAGGGCTTCGGTATTCTGGGCATAATCATCACCTTGTTGTGCTAACCGAATTAACTCATCTTGAGTAACTTCTCTTTCCTGCCCTTTGACCTTAATCTTAAAAACCTGTTTAGATGGGTCTTGGGTCGTAGTAGTTGTTTCTGCCATTTTACACTCCTTCTTTAGTCGGCTTCTTCAGCTAAGACTTTTAGGTTGGTGTTAATTATTTCTTTTTGCCTCTGTTAAAAGGCTGGATGTTACTGGATGAAGCGGTTGGGCCTTCCACGATGGAAGTCTTAACCTGCTTAATCCCGCCTGCCCGACTCGGTTGAGTTGGGCTCGATACTCTTTTAGGATTGTTACTACCCATCTTTACTCCTCCTTCCTTTAAGATTTAGATGGTATTTGAGCCCCCATCTGTCGGGCTTTCGATAACATAATCGCAACTTTTTGTTTTTCCGCTCTTTTCTTTCCAAACTTTTTTCGTGTATGAACCAGTATCTTAGGCGGATTTTCTTTAATCTCGTGCCCCGCCGCCTCAATTTTTGCCTGTGTTTTTACCCCGATATTGTGCGGAGTTCCCTGTCCACCCCTCTGTGCCAAATAAGTATTGCAGTTAGCTAATCGCATCATTCCCTTCATTGTGCTATTCTCCTCGCAAAATTTAATATCCCACCTTTTGCTGGGATTACTTTTCGTTGTTGGGCTTTCAAGATATGAACATCAACCCCCTGTTTGCCCAAATCGCACATTCCATATCCAATTATTTTGTCTGGGACATTAGTTTCAAAAGCAAAATCTTTAGTTTCAGTATTAAAGAATATTTTTATAAAACAATTAAACTGCGGTTTTTCCTCTGTAAGTTTTCCATTATCTCCATTTTTGTTTTCTTCCATCATCTCCTCCTGAATTTTAACAATTCTCTGTTTTTCTCAAATATCCTCTCGGCAGTTTTATTTATTTCTCTCGGTCTGTCTTCATTGTTCAGTCTTTTTCTAAACTCTGCCTCTTGCCTGCATTCCTTGATTGAGGCATCTGCCATCCCGTGCTGTTTAAGCAAGGTTCTATATTGTCGTTTAGAACGGATAACAACTGGCTTCCCGTCAAATACCTCTGTAGTAAAATTGTAAGCCAAATCCTTATGGGTGTTTATATTCCCGAAAGAATTTTTACTCGGCTTTTTCAAAAAACATTCCTTGCAAAGATAATCCCCGTTATATTTATAAACTGCCTTCGCCTCCTGATTGCATTCTTTACAAAGAATACTTCGTTTATCCGTTACCGCTACGGAAAAACTTTTTTTCTCCCAATCGCACCCACTCATCTTCTACCGCCTATGTTTTCTCCTGTCCCTGGCAAACTCCTCACCGCACCAACCAAATCTGAGAAATCGGCGACTCCAGTTTCTGGTTTAGTCCCGACTTTTCTTGAAACTCCCTCTTTTCCCAATACCTGTGGATTTTTCATATCGTAATATTTTTTGTGCATTAAGATATGTTCATCCATCTGCGGGGTAATCTGCAATCCAGCGGTCTGGTATGCTTGACTATGCACCTGTAAATGCAAAAGATGATTTTCATTCGGGCTTGTTAATTGCGGGATGCCTTGTAATAATAATTTATTCTCCTCTTGGGCAATCCTGACCTCTTCATCGTCGTAACCAATGACCGCCCTCTCAATATCTTTAAATTCAAACTTCTTTAATAACTGTGGTAAAATAACATCGTCTTTCAACCTGTTCGGGAAATATACCTTCAATCTTTCCACCAAATCCATCCATTGCTTGCGTTCTATCGCCTCGTCTTTCGGGGGGCGAGTAGAACCTGCCTCTATCGTGAACAGTAATTCCTTCTGGATTATCCGCCTTGCCTCATCTCTGTCCTCTGGCAGTGTCGGCCACATCTCCTCAGTTATAGACTCACCGACTATTTCCTCAATTCTTTTCTTATCCTGGATATACTGCCATATCAAACCAGCCAAACCTTTTGCTATCTGCACGGTAAATTCTTCTATGATGTCAACCTTCTCTGACTGTCGTAATACCGCACCCATCCTGATATTCTCGCTTTCAGTGGCGGTATTCACCCCTCTGGCTACGCCCAATAACTGGTTGTATCCAGATATACGCATTAAATCTTCCAACAACATTGCCCGTAAATTGTAAAAATCCTGTGGTAAAGCGGGCGGAGTAAATCCTCTTACTGTTGCTTCTGAAATATCGTCAAGCAATATCAAGTCCACATCGCTTGAATTTTGTATATTTGTAGCCTCGGTTTCGGTAACTGCTCCTCGTTTGCCTATCAATAATGTTCCTGCCCTTTTTCTGTGCCTCAACATAGCAGAGGAAATCAAAGACAATTCTTTTAACTGCGGTATCATCGGAACAATGTCTGACAAACCAAAGGCATTACTATCCTCATCCGTTTTGGGGACTTCATTAAAAATCAACGGATAAATAGGATGTCCATCTATTAAATAATCCCACTCTGCCTCATATAAAGTGTCATCTGGCAAATCCTTCGCCAGAGTAAATCTCTGACGACCCATCAAATCGTTAATATGATAGAGTGTAATTTTGACCAATTCATCATCTCCAGAATAAGTGGAGTTCTCCTGTTTCGGCAACGCCTTCATATTGTAGGCGGTAACAGGACTGATAGAGTCTTTCAATGTCCTTCGGTTACGGAGTTTATCCGTGTTTTTATACATCGGGTTGGCAAGTAACTTATCCAAAGTAACGACCTGTTTTTTTATCAAATACGGACATTCCCTTATGTCGTGGTAACCATCGGGAAATAATACATCCCAACTTGAGAGATGGCTCAAAAACACATCATCTTCTTTTATGGTCTCATCGGTTATCCCTTGTTCTACTTCGGTCTTTTCTGCTTTTTCGCCGACTTCTTTTAGTTCTGGAAATTCACTCTCAATCTGTTTTATGACCTTGGTTTTCTCAGTGAACAGAAAATAACCTATTTCGATAAATCCAGGCGGTTGCAAAACCCCGTCAATTATGGCTTTCTTTGCTTTTGCCTTTCCTTGTTTATCATACCAGTAATGATTAAGCACGATTTCCATAGTCTCGGCGAATTGCCCTAATCTTGAATTTTTAGTCCTTACGAACAAGTGAGGATTTCTGGCATAAATGGCGGACACCAATATCTGCATATATTCATAAACGAAATTAACTTCGTTCGATTCAGGGTTATTCGTAATCGGCGAGCCGAAGAAAGTCCCTGTATAGAGTTTGAGTATCTGTTTCCTTTCGTTGGAATGTTTTGCCTGCAAGTCCTCGCAACGCTGTATCCTGCCGAACCACATTGAAATATTTTGTTTATCCATTATTTTCCTTCCCAATCCTCTAAAACTGGCTTATCGTATGGTATCCAAATCCAGTTCCCGTCTTTGTTAGATAATAAACTCACTGCTGGATAATGGAATACTGGAGATTTCAGTCCCTTCTCCCAAAAGATATATTCATAAGCATTTAAAGGAGCACCGCAAATAGGGCATACCATCGGGTCGGCTTCTTTTGGTTGTGGTATGTCGTTTACTGGTTTAAAATCTTCAGCCTTAACTTGTTCGCCTTTTATAATTTCTTTTTGGTAATAATATAAAAGTTTATGTTCTTTGGGGCAATAGATAGGAATTTCGGCAAAGGCAGAATTAACAACTGTTAATAATAAAAAAATAGTCAATAAAAATCTATTTTTCATCTTCCCACTGTTTGAAATTTACCCCAAGGGTTTCTATGAAATTCCTTCAACCTCTCATCCCGTATTTTAGTATACTCCCCGAAAGTCATCCCCTCATCTTTCTCTTCCTCTTGTGGTTTCTCTGGATAGACCAAAGACAATCTGCTCAAAAAGGTCATAGCATCTAATAGGTCATCGTGTTCACCCATCGGGAAGTGCATAAACTCGAGTTCCATCTCTTCCGTCAAATCATAGTTCCTTCCATCAAAAATGCTATGTTTAACTATTTTTCCTTTTTTAGCCCAGAGCCATTTATGCTGGGCATATTGCGGGACTAAAATGTTTCGGATGTTGTCCTCTTTGGCAACCCTTATTGTTTTTATGGGGGTTACGGTAAAAAACAACCTTTTCTCCCTGCGTTTTTCTTCCAAGTAAAAATTGTCATCCCCTAACCCGACTTCCTCCCATCCGCTTTCCCTGATAGACCATTTGGTAGCCAACTCCATAGCGGTATCAATTCTTTGTTTTGGGTCAAGTTTGTCCCTGATGCCGTCAACTATTAAAAACCTTAACCTATCTTCAACATAGGCGAGTTTTACGACTAACATAACCGTATAATCAGACCTCTTTTTCCTTTTTGAGGCAGGGTCAACCAGAAGATAACTTATTCCATCTTTTGGTATCGCATCGAAATAAGCAATCATCTCCTGCTTAAACTGCATCTTGCCTGGGTCGTCGGGTTTCAAAAGCAACTGACAATTAAAATACCACATATCTTTTTTTAGTTCTTCTATCCCTTCGGGGGTGTATCTTTGTGGATTTGAGATATTTTCAATACTCAAGTTGTTCGAGTCTCTGTCTTTAAGTATTGGTATATCAATCACTTTTATTCTGGGGTCGTTCAGTTTGGCGGAATAAAGGTCGGCAAAATTATACCTTGTCCCTTCGTAATCCTGCAAGGGTGTCTGTTGGTCGTCAAAATGCCCCAGATTAAATATAGTATCCCAATTATGGGTCTTTTTAATCTGTTCTTCCGTATTTACGCTATCCTCGGTAACCAAATCGTTTTTCTTGACAATCTGCCAATGCCCACCAGTTATCTCCGTATCCACCCCTACCGCCATAATAGTATGCTCATCTCTTCCCCAGTCAGTCCGATTGGCAACCGAAAACTCTTTCATATTGCCCCACTCTTTTGTGTTGGGGATGTATTCTGGATATAAATTCTTAATTCCTGTGGTAAGAAAATAGTTCTTTATCGAAACGAGGTTCGCAGAGGCGTTGTCCTGTTTGTTGTGGGCGATTAGGATGTGGATGTTGGAAAAGTTCAAAATCAACTGTAAGGAATGGACTTTGGTGATGATGGTCGTTTTGTAAAATATCCGATAACATAAATAAAGCCTTTGTAAAAACTCCAAATCTTTCTCTGGATTGTCGGTTACTGCATCCATAGGAAGCATATATCTGTTCGGTTTGTGTATATCCAGACTCACAATCTTCCAGTTCATCAAAGAGACCTCATCACAGAAAGGTTTATAATAATCTGGATATCGGGCTATCTTATCATTACCTACAAAGCAACAAAGCCAGAACAAATCATTCTGAGCCAAGAATCGTCTCTTGTCCCGTATCAGGCCTAAAGCGACTTTATCGGATGAGGCTGATTTTATCTCCTCATCGAATTGAGCGGTTTTCTGTTCTATTGCTTGTCTGAGTTTAAGCATAAAAAAAAGCGACCCAGGTAATTAAATACCCAAGTCGCCTTAGTGAGCTCAGCGATTAGTCTATAATCGTTTCTTTCCTACATCTTTCTTTGTTGTCTGGATAAACATAAATCTCTGGTATTCTGTCTCTGTCACGTTTTATGACTATCATCCGAAGTTCCCCGCCCTCTATCATAATCTTGTTCGCCGCCCTCCAGAGGACATCTTTCCAATGTTCTTCCATCTCACTTCCATACCCTCCAGAAGCGGATGATGGTAAATAGGGCGATGATGTCTAAGTCAAAAAGAACGAAAAAGATTACTTGGTCGTAGGGGGTTTCCCAGATTTTAAAGAACTTCAAAGCCAAAAAGAAAAAACTCAATTTTTTGCTATAAAATTTTTAAAGAAAGGATTTTCTAAAAGTTGTGGAAATGAGGAAGTGGTGGGAAGAGATATATATACCTACCCCCTGTCCCGAACTCCCTTATCTCTGAGCCTGTCCCTCTCCCGCTCAATCAGCCTAATCACTCTGACCTAAACTGCCCCTTATTACCACGCTTCCAATAGTCTATGTCTATCTTGCTCTTCTTAATGCCCAGTATCTCACGCTGTATAAAGTCAAGGCACTGTCTAATACCTGGACTCAAGTTCTCATAATGGATATAGTTCTCTACCGTTCCCTTTGCGTGCTCGTGCCCCATTGTAGCTCTAAGCACGCCTAACAAGGTAATAACCATTCCTAACTGCATTATGTTCATCCCGGGATAATGCTTGTCTATAATCTTAATATGTTCTGCTATGACTGTTTTATCCATTCTCTTGGCTTGCCCCTTGCCCTGCATTTCCAGTATCCCCGGGCTGTCAGTTCCTCTTTAAGCAGTTTATAGAGCTTAGTTTCTCTGGTCATCTTACGTATTCTATGCCTTAAATCCTCTAAATCTGGCATTAGTCGCTGTTATTGCCCTCTAATTGCCTCAAGATTGAGCGTTCTCTAAAGGAGTGATGATAGATAACCTTGAAAGAGGAAATAATCTGTCTTTTATCCTGCTTAGCTCTTCCTTTTCTTCTGGTGTATAGTCAATATGCCCTTTAAATTCCTGTTTGTCTGTGAACATAGCCAGGTATTTACCAAGCAGTTCGTCAACTCTTGTCATTGTAGCGATGTCGCCTTTTTTTTCAGCTAAGTCTCTATCATAGTTTAATCTCTCTAATACCATTACTGGCGTTATCTCGCTTGCTTTGAATTCTGTAGTTATCTGCAATAATGCCTCTTGAATAACCTTATTTCTTATACCTACCTTTGCGGTGTTTTTAGAGTAGTTGCTAAGAATAAGGGCTTTTTGGTAAGACTTACCTTCTTTGAGTTTATTTGCTACTTTGATTGTATTTAAAGGATTGACCTTATTCATTTATTTTACCTACCCTTTGGGTTTTTTCCTACCCTGATATATAATCCAATGCCTTCCGAGTATCCAGAACATCAAGTCATCTAATATAATCTTTAATCTGTTTATCATTTTATATACCTATTCCTTTGGGGTTTTCAGAAGAGCCGAGCAGAACAAAATCCTTTTCTTCATATCTGACTTGGCGGACTATCTCTCGGCTCTTAAAAAGATATTAACTCAAGGGGAAGCGTTTGTCAAGATTTTATTTACCTATCCTTTCGGGATTTTCGCAAATGTTATTTCTTAAAAACAAAGATTTATTTATAGTTAACATAACTTGACACACCTTTTTTAAGACCTCGTCGATAAAAAACTTTTGTAGTTAACAGAGTTATTATTTTATTTTCAAATGAGGACTTGACAAATACCTATATATTATGGTATATTATATGTAGAAGTTAAGTTAAGAGTTTTATCACAAGAGGAGGAGGTGAGAGAAAATGTTAAAATTAAGAAAAGCCCAGATAATCCGAAACCTCGCTAATCCCGAATGGGGCGACTTTGTAGTTTTGCGAGAATACCATAAAAATATCTTTGAAATAAGAAGCAAAAGAGGCGTCAGAATACTAAACCAAGATGAAGCAAAGTTTTGGAAGGAGGCATAAAATGGACACTTTAACAAAACGAGATACTCGTAGCTATGAAATGAAAAAGGCGTTACAGAAACAATATCCAACAGCCAAGTTTACAGTCAAAATCCATAAGTATTCAATGGGCGAGTCAATCTATGTTAAAACTGATTTAATCAAAGCATGGACACAGGAAGATAGCGATAACGACTTTAAACAACGCTATAGGGCAAATATGCCTTACGAAATAACCGATAGTATAAAAGCAACAAGAGCCAAAAGCGAACGAAACGAAGTCATAAGGCACGAAATAGAGGCATTACTTAAAAACTTCTGGCATATTGATTATGATAGTTACTCTGGAGAGATTTTGGGCGGAGGCAATACTTATATGAACATAGGCGAATTAAGGGAGGCGTAAATGGAGTGTTTCAATCTTATTTACTGATGATAAAGGCGACGAATGTCTAAACTTACATTTAGAAGTGATGGACGCTCGCCATATGGCAAGAATGATATTAAAAACAACAGCTTGGAATAAGAAGGAGGAATTGTGCAAGAAATAGGAAAATACTTTATTGTAAGAATGGGTTGGCGTTGTAATATCTGCGGTAAAATGTATTATACTAATAAGAAAAGAAAACCTCATTGTAACTCTGCCCCTTATATACAAAGTCAAGGTTTTGAATGTCAAATACCAAGAAGTTTATTCTTAAAAATTAAAAAACAAATACGGGGTGAAAAATGACAAATGAATTAGCCATTAAAATACTGAATTCTATGAAAGACCACGAGGAAAATAATTTAATAATATTCGGTGATAAAAAACAAAATTCCGAAGCATTACAATTTGGTATAAATGCCCTTAAAAACGACCAAGAAACAAGAATTGGCTCAAAGGAGGAATAATGGAAAAGAAAATTTATAAAGTTGACTTAGAAAATGGCGACACTCTTCTTAATATGTTTGATTATCTTTGCTCTCGGGTAAATTGGGCTAAATCCGCATTAGATAATGAGGGAATAAATTGTATGAATATTTTATTCTTAGAGTTAAGAAAAGATAAAAGAATAATTAAACCAAAACCATAGGAGAGATAAGAAAATGAAAGATACCCAAACACCTAACATTGATATTGTAGTTTTAGAAAGTTTTATTAACCTTTGGCTTTGTAAAACAAGAATTGAAATAGAAACATTAGTAAAAGATAACTTCACACTACGAGAGGATATGTTAAGAAGTCAATTATCCTCGCCATTAGAGGCGTGGCACAACATAAAAAAGAGATTGGAAATAAAGGTTGTGGATGTAGAAGATTGCACCATTTGTGGCTATACTTGGACAGAATTAAAACAGATAATAGACTTTGCTAAAAGTAAAGATTTTGACCCAAGAAAGGAGAACCTATGACAAAGCCTAACTATCACCACATTATCAGTTTAAGCGAGGAAGACGAGGCAAGACTTGAAAAACTCCAAAAGGAAGGTATCAAGATTATAGACATCTTCAAGAAAGGCCTTGAGAGGTTAGAGAAGGAAGTTTTTAAGACCTAATTTAAGGGGGTTTTCACAAGGAAAGGAGAACAATAAAAAGATTGTTGTTGGTTTCACTAAAATTGGGTGTCTATTGTAAGTAGAAAAGGAGGTGATTAAAATGGAGACGATTTTTATAATAACTGGTGGAATTACAAGAGAAGATTATCAAATTAGGAAAATCAAAAAAGATGAAAAAGGTAATTCTTTGAGTGAAACAGTTGAACAAGAGGGTTTAACCTATAAAGAAGCGGAAAAATGGCTTAAAAGGTATGAGTATATTCAAAAAATAATCTTACAATGTCAAGAAGCATTTAAAAAGGAATTTGCTTCTTTATTTAAAAAATTGGGGTCAGAACCTAACTCCTAACCAAATTGGGATTTTTACGAAAGGGGGGAAAAGAGAAAATGGACATAAATGAAGCTATTGAAATATTAAAAGATTTGCGTAAAGGAAATGAAGTATTGATATCTCAAGAACAATATGATGCATTAAATTTAGCCATAGAAGAATTAGAATTAAAAGAAAAAATATTAGGGTATCCGAATAACCAATAATCCATTAACCAAAGGAGAACAATGAAAAGACTGCTCATAATGGTATTTTTACTGCTCTTATTACCTATTCGTCAGGGTTTTTCTTATACTGACCAAGACCTTGCTGACGCTATTTTTAAGGCAGAAGGCGGTCATAAGGCGAGGTTTTTATATGGGATTGTGTCTATAAGATACAAAGACGAGGCGGAAGCCCGGAAAATATGCCTAAATACCATTAGAAACCAACATATAAGACATTTAAAACATAACTGTGGTAAGGATTTTTTGACTTGTCTTCGGGATAGATATTGTCCTTTGAACGCAAAGAATGACCCGAAGGGATTAAATAAGAATTGGCTTAAAAATGTCAAGTTTTATCTTAAAAAAGACCGTTAAACATATCTCTTTAAATTCTCTTCAAAAGTCCTGCCCTTTGTCCAGATTGCTGATAACCTCTTGTCTTTAGGGTGCTGTTTCCATTGATAAGGGATGTTGTCTCTCTCCAGATAGCCTATGGCGTGAGCAAGAAACCCTGGCTCATCCCATAAGGTCAACTGATACCAGAACTTACCGTATTTTTGTTTATACTTTTCTATTAGTTTTTTATCCTGTTTAAGAGACATCTTTTGTCTAATCGGGCGTTTCTCTCTCGTTGGCATTTCTTCTTTCCGCAGGTTACTTGAACCTTACGACCCTTCATACCTATTCTGGGGCGGAATTTACGCTTACAAATGACGCACATCTTAAAGTAATCCTGCCTTCGTTTAGGTGAACTCCAGGTCATAACTTTTCTTTTAAGGGCAGGGGCGAATTTAATCTACACGCCTGCAAATTATTTTTCTTTAACCTTCGCTAAGAACCCCTGCCCAATTCTTTTAGTAATCTGATGTTCTGCTGATTAAGTTCTTTTTCTCTTTTTTTATAATATAAATAATTCCTGTCGCAATGAGCGAGTTTCTGGAAGTTCTTTTCGTAAGCAATACGTAATTGAGCAAGTCGCTTTTCGTTATTTTTCATCTTATCTTTCCGAAAAAGAAAAAGTCCAAACTATTAAAAACATCCGCCATCCCATAATCCGTAAACAACCAAAGGAAAAAACAGAAGATATAAAACGCTATCACAGTCATTATGAATAATCGCAAAGGGTTAATCTGCATCTTATTTTTTTAAGTTATATTCCTGAATCTGGGCTTGTCTTTCCTGAGCTTGGGTTTGTCTTTCCTGAGCTTGGGTTTGTCTTTCCAAAACCTCGCTTTTAGGGCTTTCGTATATTGCATAAGTATTTTTTAAGTCATCAATACTCTGCCTTATTGCCCTCAAGTCTTTTGAATAAGCACAGCCGCTTAAAAATAAAATTAGGATTAACACAAAAATCTTTTTCATCTAATCTCCTTTCCCTTCGTCCATAAATTTATCTAACTTATCATTTGGGTTTTCCACTTTTATTTGACATTCACACTCTTCGTTATCTTCAACAATCGCACCACAATAGAAACATTTGTAGGTTTCTGATTGATATTGGGGGTCGTGTAGGTTATAAATTATTGGGTGTTTAGGTTTCATTATATTTCACCTGCCTTTTTGGTAGAATTTAATATGTATCTGATTCTGTGGGGTTTTCATAGCATTATTTTGGGGGGCAAGAATGCAATATGAGAAACCTTTTTGGTGGCTGTTTCCAGCAAACCAAGAGGAACGGGTATCGCTTCCCATTATACTCGGCGATGCCTTTTGTTCTGCCCCCGCAGGTGGCTTTATGTTTCCCTTTGCCACCGATTATAATTCAATTCTGTTTCTAATATCGTTTATGTTTTTTGTCGCTAAAATAATCCTCTCGGAAAATGACCGTAGATTATTGGCTAACATTACTATTGGTTCTTGAGGTGGCGTTTTGCTTTCTTCTTGAGGTTGAGGATTATGAAGCACACCTTCTAATCTTTTTGCTAATTGTTCTGTGCTTTGTTCTAATAGGTCAATAGCACTTGCCAATTTACCGATTTGTTGTTGAACTTGTGTTTCTTTTAATGTCCCTACGTCGCCCATTGCCATTTTACACCTCCTTTATTTGTAAAATCCCCCCCCAAATTAGGTTAAATAATTAAAATATCTTTAAGGGGTGTTCAAGTTGTTTCTGTTCTTCTGTAAATCCAATCTTTATAGGTTCTGGAATATCCGTAAAATATCCTTTTTCAAAGTTTTTAAGTTCTACAAAACCCACCAATTTCATCGGTTCTTTAACCTCACGCTTTAAAAATAAGTTATATAAATTCATAAAACGCTTTTCTATAAAGGGTAATTCCTCTATTTGAGCCGAACAGAAGGCAATCCATCCGCCTAATTCGTTTAAACAATGGGAGATAATCGGGTCTTTAAATTCTACGCTTTGCCAGTGACCTACTGCTATGGCCGCATTGTGAGCCTGAAGCCAGGCGCTTAAGGCCTTGTCATCCCTTGTGCCTACCAGATACTCAAGAATCTCGGCAGGTTTGGGGATACAGTTATATTTGTTATTGGCAATAACTTGCTTCACCGCTTTTTCTAACCGTGGATATTCGTAATCTTTTAAAATATCATAATATATATCCAAAGCAAAGGGTGATAAGTCCTTATCATATAATTGCGATAGTCCAGTCATTAACTCTAAAAATCTACTTTTTTCC